TATTCCGTGTCGTATAAGCTGGATTCTGTTAAGCTGTCTGACTGCCCGAACACCGACCGAACCGACCCGAATACCCGCCGAAGCACCCGAACAAAGCCCGGGGGCCCCGTTATCCCCCTTCGGGGGGAACAAGACGCGGGCTCCCCTGACTACTGGCGCTATAGTTTTCGGAAAGGTCCGTTACGAATTACAGGCCTGGCGGAACCGGGGTGGCGGTGATAGCTTGGTTCGTAACTACGGCGGAGGTGAGCGAACGACCCCACAAATCTACCATCTCTATCCCAATTATCAGGGGTTCCCGTCGTTTCCAGATGGCGCGGACGTGGTCACGGACAGGACGACAATAGATACATGGTGGCTCGTGGACTGGGCTATCGCCCCGACCGTGGTGGATTGGGAAACGCTCTGGTCCCTCGGGCCTAGATCCCCTGCACTGCCGCCACGATCTTCGCCGCGGCCCCCCGCTCCCCGAACACATCACTCGGCTCCGTGACGAGGTGTCCCCCGATCGCCCGCCAGAGCCCTCGCTCCACCCCGTCCGCCGTCCGGCCCGCCACCACAGCCTGACCCGTGGCGACGCTTTCGGGCCGATCGGTGACCTCGCGGGCAATGACAGCCGGGATTCCGAGGGTCGCGGCGTCTTCCTGGACCCCACCGGAGTCGGTGAGGACAGCCTGGGCATGGGCCAGTTTGGTGAGGAAGGTACTGTAGGCGAGCGGTGGGCCGAGCCGGAGGTTCGGCGGGACGACCGTTGGGAGCGCGTCCTGGAGCGCGGGATTCGGGTGCAGGGGCCACTGAAAGGTGATCTCAGGGCAGCTCACCACGACCCGGAGGAGTCCCTCGACAATCGCCTGCATCGGCGCGCCGAAGGATTCGCGGCGGTGGAGGGTAATCAGAACGTGCTCGAGCCGGTCGGTGAGATGGACGGGGCGCTGGCGGAGGAGGCAGGCGTCGACCCCACTGTTCCCGGTCACCACCCCGTCAAGCTTCTCGCGAAGGAGATGCTGGCGGTTCGCCTCCGTGGCACAGAGGCGGAGTGTGGCGGACGTATCGATCGCCTGGCGGAAGAACTCTTCGGGCCAGGGATGATCGAGGTTCCCGCTCCGCACCCCGGCCTCGACATGTACGAGCGGCAAGTGCTGGACATAGGCGGCCCCCGCACCGCCGAACGCGGACAGGGTATCCCCTTGGACGATCAGGCCGGTGATCGCGGGGCTGAGGGCACGGAGCACGGTGTCCTCGACCCGTTGCCCGTCGGTCAAGGGGTCCCGCCCCTCGAGCCCGCAGTCGAGCAGGGCGTCGGGAGTGAGCCCGGTCCCGTGCCAGAGATCGCGATGTTGTTGGGTATGCCACACCGTCACCGGGAGGCCGGCCCGCTTGCTTTCCGCCACGACGGGCGCCATCTTAATGCATTCGGGTCGGGTCCCGACAATCACGCACCACATGGCTAGGGCTCGATGGCAAAAGAAGTCGACCGGCACAAATATAGTCGGCTCCGGCGTGAAGCAACCCTGGCGGCGCAATGCGACGGGGACGCCTTGCGGCCCTGGCAGAAAGCCGTGGCCGTGTGGTGGGCGGGACAACCCGAGCGCCCGCATGTGACCGCAGTGCAAACCTACGCGAGCACGGTTTGTGGCGGGAACCATATCGGCAAGGCCCCGATCGAGAAACTGTTGCGGAACCCCGCCTTTCTCGCCGCAGTGCAGCAGTACGAAGAGGAAGTCTTGGCGCGCCCGCGTGCGTTTGCCGAGAGCCGGATGATGACGGCGGTCGAAGCGCACTTCGAAGGGATCGACGATCTCCGAGTGAACAAGAAGTGGGAGACCCTCGTGAAGTACACGAACCCGCTCCTCGATCGGTTGCTCCCGAAAGAACATGCCGCGACCTCAGCCCAGATCATTCAGATCGTGGTCGGGGCCCCGGGTGGGTTCGCGGCGAAACACGTCACGAGCCTCTCCCCGATCGAGATTGCGGCGATCGAAGAAGTCCCGGCCGAGATCACCACTTCATGACCCCAGCGATCGTCTCCCTCCACCCCAGGTATCATGGTATGCCCCATGACTGGGACCCCTCTGACTGGAGCGCTGTGGGGGAGATAGAAGGGGTAGGGGCGGAAGGGCCGCGGCAGTTGGTATGGGACGCCGTGAATACGGTTCACCTCCCATGACCCCACAGATCTACGATCTCTCTCCCTGCCATCGGGGTTCCCCTTCCGGACTCATCCTCCACACAATCCACCTTGTGGGGTGCCCTATCTGGGATGCGGTGGCAGGGGCCCGGGAGGAGTTGCGGGATTCGGTACTGTGGGATCTTCACGCCCGATGACCCTAACAACGTAGCGGGTTATGCAACCACGCGCCACGATCCTTCGCATCCCGGCCGCGACCCACGACCGCCGCGAACACGCCGCCCCGCGTCCACGACAGTGGCGATGTGTGGAATGTGGGACCTTGCAACCCGGTCGATCCGCTGCCGGGTTACCCGTCTCCTGTGGACACCCGGTGCCCTGGGAGCATAACGATCAGCGCGACTGGGATGAGTGCGCCTCTTTCCGTGAGCACCCCGAATGACCACGATTCTGCCGTTAGAACGCTATGTCACCATCCGCCTCGAGCCACCCCCGAGCGCGTCCGCGACCCTCATCACCCCGGACACGGCGGATACTGGGACGCATATGCGCTGGGGCCGCCTGGAACGGGTCGGGGAGAACTGCCACGACCTGATACCCGGGGAACGGGTCCTCGTGAACATCCTGCAACCCGATGCGGTCACCCTCGATGACCTTCTGGTCATCCCGGAAACCGCGATCTGGGCCAAGGGCTAACCCATGACCCCACAAATCTACGACCTCGAAATTCTCCTCTCCGTCCAGGTCCCATGGTTTTCGGGGATGGCGGAGGGAAATCTCTATTCTCACTTCGCGGCCGGGATCGGCGGACAAACCTGGATGATCGCCTCGCTCGGTGAGCAGATTGGGAGGACAACGGGTGTCGCGTGGAAACGTCCATGACCAAACCGAAACCGACACCACCGCGCCGCGATGGGTGGGGCAAGCCGATCCCACCGAAACCCCCGAAGGGAAAACCATGAGCACATATTATCTCAACGCCGGCGGCGCCGAGTTCACCGGACTCATTGCCAAGACCACCACGGCTAGGACCGGTACTAGTCTCGGAAACACATGGACCTGCGAATACCAGTACCCGGGGAATCGAGCGTACCCCGCGTATCCCCTCATCCCCAGTATTACGCCACCCATTTCTCAACCCGAGGTGATGGTCATGAAGAAGCAGTCAGATGTGTTGTTGGTCGACGCCGAAGGCACCCTCCTCAAGACCTGTGATGACATGAAGGAAGCCGAACGCGAGGCGCGACGACTGGCCGTGAAACACGAGGACGAAATCCGGATTGTGCGATGCGTCAAGGTCGTCCGCCCGAAGACCATCGAGGTCGAAACTGAAGAGGTCTGATGGCCCTGCGGACGGACCTCTCGGGGTGAGTGACCCGCACTTCTTTGACTGGGAACGGTTGCGGCGCATAGCGGACACACGCGTCCCCTCGGTCGTGAGTCAGTGGTCAACCCACGAAGACCTCTGTCGTCGGTATCCCGGGTTCCGCATGGTGGGCTTCTGACGCAGTCCCCGATCCTAAGCTTCGTGCGCGGTGACGCGGACTGGGAGGCGTATCGCAAGCGGTGCCAAACCGATCTCTACTGGTTCGCAGGGGTCGTGCTCGGGTACGGGGATAAGGTCCACATGACCCCGGGCTGCCACGGCCTCCTCTGTCGGTTCCTCGAAGGCACGACCGGGATCAAAGAGATCGACGAAGCCCCAATCAAGAAAGCGGAGGCCCCGCGCGGCGTCGGGAAAAGCACGATGGGGACGCAGGCCCGCACCATCCAACGCATCCTCCAAGACCCAAACGTCGCCATCCTGATCTGTAACGAACGCCTCGAGAACTGTATCGCCTTTCTCGGGGCCATCAAACAAGAGTTTCAGACCAACCAACTCCTCCAAGAGTTATTCCCCGAGATCATCCCCGACTTCGCCAAAACCACCTGGGCCACCGATAAAATCGTGGTCCAGCGCACCACGGCCCGGCGCGAACCGACCGTCATGTGTATCGGCGTGGGCGGGACCGTGACAGGCATGCACCCGGATGTGATTGTGGTCGACGATATGCTGTCCCGGGAAGCGGCCGAGAATGCGCGCTCGGGAAATGCCGATATCACGGGCCGCACCAACCGCTGGATTGTGCAGCTCAAGCCCCTTTTGAACCCCTGGGCCCTCCCGCGACCTGAAATCCTTTTTATTGGGACGCGTTGGTTCGCGGGAGACAGCTACGAATACATCGACGAGGCGTTCGGGTACGGGGAAGACGAGCGGCAGTGGGTGGTGGTGCAGAAGTTGCCGGATGCCTCATCCCAGCGGATCGTCCTCCGCCGCCGCGGGGATGTCGCCACCTTCCGGCGGAGCGCGATCGAGGACGGGAAGAGCATCTGGCCGGAAAATCCGGACTATTCGCTCGAGTCCCTCGCCAAGCTCCGCCTCGCCGACCCCGTCCTCTTTGCCGCGAACTACCAGAACCAGCCCTCGGACGAGATCACCGCCACCTTCAAAGACGCCTGGTTGCGGTACTTCGACTGGTTGGATGAGCGGACGGTGCGGGTGAACACATTGGAGGGGAAACCGGTGATCTACGGCCTCCAGGACCTCGATCTCGTGATGCTCGTCGATCCCGGCGGGTTTGCCGCGACCCGGGGTGGGGATCGGGTCCGTGGGAGTGTCTTGGTCACGGGGACCACCCCCCAGCTTGACCACTTGATCCTCGAGGCCTGGTCCGAACGGGTCACCTATACCGAGGTGATGCAACGGATTCTGACCCTGGCGACCCGCTACAAGGTGCGCCGGATCGGGGTCGAAGTGGCCGCCCAACAGGCCGCGTTCCTCGACCTCTTGCGCCGGGCTGCCAAAGATCGGGGGATGGAGTTATCTTTTGAGGCCGTGAAGCCCGAGAGCGTCCAGAAAGAGCAGCGGATTCTGGTGCTCGAGCCCTATTTCCAGCGGGGCCAGGTCTATGTCGGCCGCGGGGCCGAGTTCACCGAGTTCCGGGAACAGTATCGGACCTTCCCGCGGGGCCGGCGGAACGACCTCTTGGATGCCCTGGCGTATGGCCCTAAATTGTGGAAACGGGCGAGTCTCGCGGGCCCCCGCTCCATTGCCCAACGGCAGCAGGCGGAACGCGATGCCTACTACCGCCGACGTGGTTTGACTATTCAACGGAATTGAGGTATCGTATGATGTACGATGAACCAGGCACGGCCAATCTGCGGGCCGGCGAACAGAAGATGGGGCCGGGGCAGGCAACCGGGAGCGGAGGCAAGGGTGAGGATCTCGGGGGAACCGAGGCCCTGAGCGAAAAACCGGTGATCTATGGCCCGGTAGGTGCCCCAACCTCCGGGAAGGGTACCAACAACATCCCGGCGCAGCAGTTCAACGACAAGGCGGTCTAGCGATGCCAGGCGGATTCGAGAAGAAAACGGTCAAGCAAACCGCCCCGGCGATCCGGGAGGTTGGGAAACCCGGAAAGCAGACCGGGGGTACCCCAGCCAATTTCGATGGGCGCGAGAACATGCGCGGCGGGGCGAACTACCAAGAGGGAGACGGAGAGCGGGATCAAGCCGAACGGCTGTACCGTGACCGTCGCTCCGCGTGATGGCAATGTCCGGGGCGGAACGGATGCGCCGGTTGCGCTTGCGCCGCAAGGGGGTTCCGGGGTTTCCGAAGCTCAAACCCGGCCCCAAGCCGAAACGCAAAAACTGACCGCGTTCGAGGCCGCCTCTCACTGTATTCAGTGGCGGCGCTAGCTTTTTGTTTGTCCTGGAGATGAGAATGACTCTCATTCGCATGTGGCGATAGTCGATCGCTGGCCGAACGGGTATGTCAAGGTCTGGACCGCCGATGGGCAGGCGACCCAGCTCCCGCGCTCGAGCTACGACCAACTCACGGCGTCGCTCCGGGACGGACGGGACTTCTGGGAAGGGGAGGACGCCTTCGGGGATACCACGTTCCTGCGGTGTACCGAAGTCACGATGGTCCAGGATGTCTCCCCCGAGGGGTTAAAGGCGTTCTTGGTCGATCAGGAGGCGCGACGCCTCGAGGAAGGGGACGGCCATGACTGATGCCATTCAATGGGGCCCTGGCCGCCGCGACCGGTTCCTGGCGTGGATCGACGCCGAACTCACCAACACCCTAGCGGCCCGGATGGGGCTCGAGCGGCAATGGCGAGAATGGTTGATCCAGTATCGACCCGCCGCCCGGCAACCCCTCAAACAGCACCCCTTCGAGGGGGCGTCCGCCGTGGTGATGCCCCTCACGGCGATTGATGTCGACCAACTCTATGCCTCGTTCATGCAGACCCTCCACGCCACGGACGACCTCTGGAGTGTGTCCGCCCTGAACGAGCGGTGGGAACCCTCGGCCAAGCCCCTCCAAGATTTCCTGACGTTTCTCGACAAGTCTGTCCTGCACATGTACCAGGTCAACAAACGGGTCATCCTCGAGATGGTCAAGTTGGGGACCGGGGTGTATAAGCACGGGTGGCACTACGAGACCCGTCCCGTGCATCGGTACAGTGAGATGGGGCGCTGGGAGAAGGTCCAGAAGCGGGTTTCCCGCCCCTTTGTGGATCACATCCCCCTGACTGACTTCATCCTTCCCCCGACCGCGATTGAACACCAAGCCGATGTCCCGGGTGGGGCGCCGTGGATCGCGCACCGGATTCGGATGCCGATCGAACGGTTTCGGTCGATGGCCAATAGCTGGGTCCCACTCTATCCCGAAGTCAGTGAAGACGACATTGCCCGAGTCCTCCTCTGGGAAGAGCAATCCCAGACCGAGTACCAGCGGACCGTCTCGAATCTCGATTACGAGAAGCGGACCTGGGGTGGGACGCCGGCCCAATTTGATCGGGACACCGGAGTGTTGAGTACCAGGACCCCGGGCGGAGCGCCCACCCGCGTGCGCGACATCGAACTGTATGAGGTGCATGCCCGGTTCGCGGTTAACGGGGACAGCGAAGACGATGTGATTGTCTGGTTCCATCGTCCGACTCGGACCGTGCTCCGCCCGATCTTGAACCCCTATCATCATGGCCAGCGCCCGTTTGAAGTAGTGCGCTACTTCCCGGGCGATGGGTTCTATGGGATTGGGGTGTGTGAACAAAAGGAAGTGTTCCAGACGATGGTGAGCGACTTGTTCAACTTCCAGCACGACAATGTCATGTTGGCCAACAGCCGGATGATCGTCGCGCGCGAAGGCTCGAACATTGCCCCAGGGGAGCCCATCTTCCCGGGGGCGGTCAAGCTGGTGTCGGGGAACGTGAATGAGGACTTCAAGGCGTGGCAGATGGGGGAGATCTATCCCTCGTTGCCGCAACTGATTCAGTTTGTCCAGGCGGTGGGCGAACGGCGGACTTCGGTCTCCGACCTCCAATTGGGCAACCTCCAGTCCCTCCCGAGCCGCACCCCCGCCTCCACCGTCCAGAACCTCCTCGCCGAAGGCAAGCGTCGCCCTGACTTAACCATACGCGATATGCGCTACTCCGGCCTGGGGGTTCTGGGCCTTCGGATGATCCAGTATCTCCAGCAGTACGCCACCTCCCCGATGGATATCGAGGGGGTGCAGTGGTTGCAAATCGCCACGGAGACACTCGGGCTCCCCGAAGGCCAGATGGTGGCCGAGAAGCTCGCGACCCCGGCAGAATCCGCCGAAATGGGGCTCGGCGTCAGTATCAACGCCGTCTCGGGGACCGCGAACAAGGAACTCGAGAAACAGAACCTCCAGGGCCTTTTGGCCCTCCATGGGCAGTTGGCCCCGCAGTTCTTGCAGCTCGTCCAGGCCGGGATTCAGATGCAAGGCACCCCGATTGGAACGATTGCGCTCGATCTGGCTGATGGCCAAAGCAAACTCTATCGCCGCCTGTTGGAGCAATATGATTTCCGAGATCCTGATGCGATTAGTCCCGAAGTTCCGCCGCCCCAAGCTGGACCCGGACAAGCCCCTGGCGGGCCTGATGGCGGAGGAGATCCCAACGCTCAGGGCATGCCAGACCCATCCGGGATGGGGCAAGTACCTCAAGGCGCTGGAATGGGTCTGGCATTCGGAGGCTGAACGGCTCCTCCATGGGATGCCCCACGATGAGTATCTGAAACAAATAGGGCTGCTTGCCGGGTTGCGGCGAGCCGCCGCGCTTCCGGATGAGCTGGAGGCGATGCACGTCCGCTTGGAACAGGCTACCCATGAGCGATCCGAATCCGCCCGTACCGCCCGCAGCGCCGCCACTTCCCGCTTCTTCGGCACCCCCTGGTGGTCAGGAGCCGAGGGAGTGGAGGGTCCCGGACACCGACCCGAGGGTGTGGGCCCGCGGTAAAAACGCCTCGGAACTCCTCAGCCTGACCGATCAAGCGATCGGGTACGCGCAGGCCGCGAGTCAGCAGTATCAACCGCCCCCGCCGCCCCCGACCCAGAGTTTCGATCCCCGCGACGTGCGCGACGAGGATTTCATTGACGGGAAGACCCTCAAGAACATCCTGGCGACGGCCTCCCAGCCCTACCAACAGGGGTTTGAGCAGGTCTGGGGGAACATCGCGTCGAACAACGTCTCGCAGATTCGGTCCCAGAAACGGGAAGCGTTCGAGCGGTACGGCCATGAGATTCAGCCATTGATCGACAAACTCCCGCTCCCGGCCAGGACCCTTGACAATCTGGCCTTGACCGTTGATCTTGTAATGGGCCGTCATCTCCAGGAAGAGCGCAAGCGCTGGGAAGACGAGTCCCGTGGCGATCCCACTCTACGGGGTGGAAGCGCCCCCAGTCTCCTCGGCGGGTCCTCGCCGAGTTCAGGCCCCCTCACCAAAAGCGATGAACTCCCGGCCGATTATCGGGCCATGCTCGAACGCAAGGGCATCGACGACCGGAAACTCGAGGAGTTCTTCGTTACGATGAACATGGGGCCCGAGGACCGCAAGAAGTGGTTCGAGACGGCCAAGAAGCACAACATGAACGTTATCACCGAACGGAGTAGCCGTGGCTTCTAATTCCCCACTCCGCCCGCTGGTCAACACCACCCCCGTGAGTGAGTTTGGGGTGGCCGATCCCGCAGATCTCGGTGAGTCCAATTCGATCGACTTGTTGGAGGTCCCCGGGTTTACGGGGATGCGTCACCGCCGCGATCTTGAACTCGCGGAAGTCCATGCGGGCCGACGCCGTGGCCAGGAGGTCTCCACCCTCCCGGTGAATTGTCGGTGGGTCGCGATCACGCGCGGCACCAAAGACGAGCCCTCGCATGTCAAGCTGATGCGGGCTGCCAACCAGGGATATCTCCCGGTCAAGGCCGACCAGGTTGGCAAGGAGACGTGGCTCACCGCCATGCCGCCAGGCGCGCGCAAACTCCCAGATGGGAGTATCGTGAACGCCGCCGGGGACTTGCAGTTGCATTATGCGCCGCAGCGGATTGCTGCCCGCAACCAGGCCCGAAAAGATCGGGCGAATCGCGAACAAATGGATGGTGTAGGTAACCTCGGAAACGCCGCTGAGGGGTTTGAATCCGTCGCACGGTCAGTCAAGGGCATCGCCGATGTCCATGTGACCCGCTCGACGGGCTAACTCTCAACCGTCGTTTCATGAGGTATCCCCCCTATGGGTCTTATCCCCAATCGGGGCCGGTGGGAATACGAGTCGTTCAACGTGCTGTCGACCGCGACCTTTCGTCAAGGCTCGCTCGTCAAGCTCGGCGCCGCTCGCACCGTCTCTGAGTACTCGGGAGGCGAAGCCAGTTTTCTGGGCGTTGCCCTCCACAACAGTGCCAATTCTTTACCCGCCGGTCGCGTGTTGGTCGCGATCCCGACCGACCCCGCCTGCACCGTCATGGCGGATCTGACCGCGGGCGATGCCGCCTCGGGCCTGTCCTTGGGCCAGACAGTCGGGATCGTCAAGTCCGGCAACACCGTCTCCGTGGTGACCACGGTCTACACGTCGTCCGCCTCGCGGCCGTTTGTGGTCCGGTCGGCCATCATCACCAGCCCCACATCCCAGATCGAATTGGGCATGATCCTCTCTGGCCAGGTCTACGGCTCGTCGACCTCGCAGACCATCGTTTAAAGGAGCGTCACGATGACCATTTCACGGTCGCAATTTCTGACGCTCTTGGAACCGAAGCTGTCCGAGATCTGGTACGAGGTTTACCCTCAGTACCCCCTCGAGTTCAGCCGGTACCTGAACGTCAAGTCCACCCAGAAGGCTACCATCACCGACTACAAGATGACCGATTTCGGGTCACTCCGGTACAAGGCAGAAGGGGCCAACATTCAGTACGACGACCCGATCGGCGAGGTCACCAAGCAGGCCCAGCCTGTCCGGTTCGCCTTGGGCTACAAGATCACCGACGAGGCCAAGAAGCACGAGCTGTACGGCATGTTCGACAAGATCGAAGGCTCGCTCATGAAGAGTGCGGTCGACGGGCAAGAAACCGTCGCGGCGCTGGTCATGAACAACGGCTTCGGCACCACCAATGCCGATGGGTACTCGGCAACCGGCTTCGATGGGCTGCAGCTCTTCTCGACCGCGCACACGCGGCTGGATGGGGGCGCGACCCAGCGGAACCGTCCGTCGACCGACGCCGATCTCGGCGTGACGGCACTCCAGCAGGCGTTGATCGACTTCGAGAACTGGAAGGATGACCGCGGTCGTCCGTCCATGATTCGCCCGAAGTTGCTCATCATCTCGCCGGAAGACAAGTTCACGGCCCGCGAACTCCTCGGCTCGGAGTACAAGCCCGGCACCGCCAACAACGAGATCAACGCCCTCAAGGAAGAGGGTCTCTCGTTCATGGTATCCCACTACAAGACCGACAACGATGCGTGGTTCCTCCAGGGCGACAAGCATGGCGCGCACTTTGTCTGGGAAGAGCGGCCCCGCAACGGCATGGATGAGGATTTCGATGCCGAAGTCATCAAGCGGAAGCTCGTCCAGGGCTTCGTGGTCTACCACAACGAATGGCGTGGCTTCTGGGGCACGTCGGGAGGTTGAGCGATGGCCGGTAACATTTCGGACCAGACGACCGTCCTCTCGAACCTCAGCCTGCAAGGGGGCTTCCAACTCGGAGGCTCCCGTGGGGTGACGGTCCTCTCGAAGCAGACGATCGCGGTGGCGGCCATCACCTGTGTCGCGACCAAGAGTACCACGACGGATGCGGTGGTTACGGGGCTCTTGCCGACCGATGCGGTCGCGATTGTCCCCACGGCCTCGGGCTATAGCAACGGCGTGAGTTTGTCGGTGTCCTGCTCCACGGGGACCCTGACGCTCAGTTTCTCGAACTGCTCGACGGTGAACGCCGTGCAGGCCGCCGGAACCTACGCCCTCTCGATCATCCGGTAACCCGGCGGGGCGCGGGAGCCCTCTGTCTCTCCACGGACGTGGGGGGACAGGGGGATTCCCCTCTCTTCGCGTCGCACGATAGGAGCTGGGCATGCCGTATACCAAACAAGAAGTCTTACTTGGGGTGAGCAACAGCAACATCACCTCGAATCCCGTCATGGTTGCCGCAATGTCGCAGATCGGCCTGAGTCTCGTGACCCAGACGGGCGCGGGGGTCTACGCCGTCCACGTCAGTAACGCGGACGGGTTCGCGACGGCGATCCCGGATGTCTCCTGGTCTACCGCCACCACGGTGGGGGCCCAGGGCCCATTCATCCTCGAGACGGGGTCGCGGTGGATGCGGGTCACGCGCGGGTCGGCGAGTTCGGCGACCTGGGAGTTCAGTGGCTTGGTGACCACCTAGTGCCGATCCGACGCGCGGCGGGACGGGGCCGGTGGGGGTCGCGAGGACCCACGGGCCCGGCAGGCCAACCCCCCGATCCCGCGATCCCGGTCTCGCTCACGGTTGTCCCGACCGGGGTCGTGATGAATAGCGCGCAAACCGCGCTCCTCACGGCCCGGGCGTTTAACGCCTTCGATACCGACATCGCCAGTTCCCTGTCGATCAACTGGTCGAGTGCGGATACGACGCTTGGCACGGTCGCGCCCGCGAGTGGGGTCACCACGATCCTGACCGCGGTGGGGCCAGGGCCTGGGACGGTCGCGATTACCGCAGCGGCACCCGCCAATTCCCTGAGCACCAACATGACGCTCACGGTGAATGGGCCGATCCCCTCCGTAGCCTTGAGTGTCCAACTCGTCCCCTCCTCGATCGCCTTGGTGACGGGTGGCCTCTCGTCGCTCGCGGCCACCTCGTGGACCGGGTTGAATGGGACGGGGACGCAGATCACCGGACGGAGTTATACCTACGTCTCCTCGAATCCTGCGGTCGCGACCGTCTCGTCGGTCGGGTTAGTCACCGCCCTCACGGTGGGCACCGCCACGATCACGGCGACCGATACCACGGATCTTGTGAACGGGACCGCGGCGGTGGATGTGCAGGTGGCGAACACGACCCACCCCAACCTCCCGCCCGGGATGAACCTTGAGATTGCGACGATCTGGGTGATCGGGAAGAGTTTCAAGAACGGCCCCAGTGGGAGCACCACCTCGTTCGGTCGATCTGGGAATACCCCAGGATCATGGGATGAAGCGCAGGCGAGTAAGCGCCCGAACTCGACCGTCATCGCGCCGCGCTCGGGCTTCCCGGCGAACTCAGGGTGCCTCCAATACACCTACCCCACCGGGCATCCGGGTGGCACGGCGCCCTACGCCACCATCTACAACTTTGCCACCCCGCGGCGTCGCTTCTATTTCCATAGCTGGATTGAGTATTGCCGGCAGGGGGATGCCGGAGTCGGCGGGGATTTCACCACCAACGGCAACGTCCAGATCAAGCAGATGTGGGTGCGTCGCGATGGGCAACAGACCTCCGGTGCATTTCTCGAAATGAAACGTGGGGGCGGCAGCGTCGACAGTTCGTTGTTCTACGACTGGAATCTCCAGAGCTGGGGAAACGCCCCGGCCCAACAGCTTGGCCCGAATCAAGGGACGAACCCTGAGATGACGGATGGCGGGGTTCACGAACTCGAGATGTATTTCGAGATGTCGCCACTTGGCGCGGGAGACCCCAACGGGACCTGGCGTATGTGGATCGACGGGAACCTGATTGCGAACTATAACACGCTCACCTTTGGTGGCGCCGGCAGTACGAGTGGGTCGACAACCCAGTTGGGACAACTGCGATTTGAGGGCACCTATGGTGGTGGCACCAATCCGGCGCCCTATGACATGCTCCAATGGTGGGGGCCGGTCTATCTCTATGGAGCCGACTAGATGAGTTACATCACCTCGATTGCGACCGGGTTATGGTCCACCGGGACGACGTGGTCGGCGGGGGTGCAGCCCGCGTCGGGTGACTCCGTCACGATCTCGCACACGGTGACCGCGGACAGTATTCACACCATTGGGGCGAGCGCGGCCGTCTCCAACGTCACCGCCCTGGAGATCACCAGTACCGGCGCCCTGATTATCAACCCCGGCGCGAAGGTCACGATCCGCGGCGATGTCGGCTGTGTGGGTCCCACGTCCGGGGCCGTGGCCGATCTCATCCAACTTGAGGGGGGTGGGCAGTACTGGATCGACAATAGCCAGAGCACCGCCTCGGTGACCTATTACACCCGCCTGGGTCGGGCCAACAACCAGCGGGTTCGGTTCGTGACCCGCGGGAGCGCGGCGTCGATCTGTACGGTGGGGAGCGTGGCGGGTGGCGCGCCGTCGACCTTTTCCCGGAACGCCTTTACAGCTACGAACTTCTACAATTGTACCTACACAGATTTCGTGCGGATGGGGGCGAACGGCACCTCCGCGATCTACCTCGCCGGCCTCACCAGCTCGATTGCGGAAGCCACGTTCGATCACTGTGTATTCGACACGTGTGGCCAGTTGGAGATGAACACCATCTCCTCGGCCCAAACCGTCTCGATCACCTCCTCGGTCTTCACGAATACCGTCGACACGGCACTCAAAATTGCCTGGCAGGCGGGGGCCCCGGCCGGCGCGGTACGGCTCATCGCGGACAACGTCATTGGTGATGTGGTGAATATCGCCAACACCTCCGGTGGGACCATCGACGGGAATGTCTTTGGGAACACGATCGTCGCCTCGGGGACTGGATCGTACATGTTCACGGGGAACATGGTCCGGCAAACCGGGGCCGCGACGGGCCATGCCACCCACGCGAGTATCTACTCGAACTACTACGTGGCGGACGGGGCCTTCGGGAACGCCCATTACATCAGCCCCTTGAACGCCGCGAGCGGAGATGTCACGCTCTCGGGGTGCATTTTCGAGCAGACCGCGACCGCCGGGAATGGGGACTGTATCCTAGGCCTCAGCGGAAACGCCAGCGGGACGACCTACATCATCACCCGCAACCTCGTCCTCCCGAACGGAGGGGGGGATAGTTCTGGCGCGCTCAACCTGAACGGCGGCTCGAATGCCACGATTCTCGCGGACTACAACACGACCATGGCCGGCAGTAATGGGGGGTTGTACTGTGGCGAGTCCTACGGTCGCGCAAATCTGATCCTGTCGGCCCGAGGGAATCTCAGTTGGGATAGCACCGCACGGGGTTACAAGATCTGGCGCGACACGTCGAACATTATCCAGGACATTATTAGCGCGGGGAGTGCCAACTTCAACTCGGGGTGGTCCTTCGCGCCGGGCTCAGACGGCAAGGGCTACCAGGGGTCGGCCACCACCCACTTGTGTTCGGGAACCCCGGGCGCCAACGATGTTGAAGCCGACCCGCAGTTTGTGGATAAAGATCGCGGGCTCGCGAAGTGGGCCTCGTCGCTCGGATTCACCAGCTCCACCACCTCGGCCATTCAAGCCCTGTTCTCACGACTCAACCGGTCGGGTGGAAATAGTAACGCGACGGTTGGGAACCTCTGGAACTACGTCGCGGAGGGGTTCCGGCCGACGAACACGTCCCTCCGGTCCGCCTCCCATCAAAGCCTAACGATCGGGGCCTTCGCCGGGTCGTTTGGCGCCGGTGGTGCCGTGACCTACCCCCTCACCAAAATTCACGGTCAGCGCGGCGCCCGTTCGGGCGGATTGCTGGCCCGCTAAGGAGATCCCATGGCCGATTATTTGGGCGACTATCGCCGGAGTGCTATCCTCTACGTGCCGTGGTCGTCGAACAACTCGCTCGGTGCGGCGGTCACCCCGTCGTCGGCCGGGACGGTGGTGGTCTACAAGAACAACTCCACCACGGAGACCTCGGTCGGGGTCACAGCCCATACCACTGGGTTCGACGCGCTCGTTGGGATCAACCTCATTACCATCGACAGTTCGGCGAGCGTCAACTTCTACGCGCCTGGGAATGACTTCCACGTCATGTTGTCTGGAGCGTCGATCGACGGGGCCTTTGTGAATGCGGCCCTCGGGACCTTCTCGATCGAGAATCGGTTCATGGGGGAGATCCGTCGCGCCTCGGCGCAGACCTCGACCTCGACCACGATCACCCTCGACGCCTCCTCGTCCGCGACGAACAACTGGTACCTGGGCTCCACGATCTACGTTGAGTTCGGGACCGGCGCGGAACAGCAGCGGGAGATCACCTCGTATACCGGCTCGAGCAAGTTGGCGTTGGTGGATCGCGCCTGGACGATCAACCCGGACAGCACCTCGACCTTCCGTGTGTTCCCGGGCTCCCAGGGGATCACCCTGGCCGAGATCAACAACGAAGTGGTTGACGTGGTGAGTGTCGATGTCCAGACCGAACCGACCGCGCCGCCGGCGGCGACCGCGGCCATGTCGGACAAGATCGACTGGATCTTTGCGGTACTCCGCAACAAGGTCTCCCAGACCTCTACGGTCCAGTTGATTCGGAATGATGCGGATACCGCGAGCATTGGGACCGCAACCACGAGCGATGATGGGACCACCTTCCTCCGCGGGAAATACGTCTAATGGCGATTACCACTCGCGCCAAACGGTTCGCGGCCCTCTCGGTCGCGATCGCGGGATTGCCCGTCATGCCGGATGGGAGTATTAACAACGCCCAGGATCGCGGTGACCTCGCGGGCGCCTACGCGGGCGGCGCGGGGGCCTTCCCTGTTGTTCCTCCCACCATGGTTAGTGTCACGTTCACCGTGGCCCCCCTCGGCATGGGGATGATGGTGCATCCCGTGCGAACCTTCTAAGAAAGATTCTCATGACTCCTCCGACGGTGCTCTCTGTTCCTGTTTTTGGTCCCGGCCGTGTCGTCATCGCGATCACCATTGAGCCGTCCCATGTGGGGCCGTTCACCCTGGTGGCGTCCCCGGCGAGTCTCGCCTTTCCGGTCGGCGATGATGGCCCCAAAAGCGTCACCCTGTCCTGGGTCGACGGTACCGGCGCCACTCTCCCGGATACCCCGGTGGTTACGGACGTGGTGGTCAGCGATCCGGCCGTGGTCCAGGCGACCGCGAGCGGGAACGTGATTGATATCGCGGTCCTCGCCCGTCCGACCGCCGCCCCGGTCCAGGTGGATGTGACCGTGTCGGCGTAACATGGAAGAACCGTGTGCGCGGCGGCGGGCGCGGGGCGGTTGGTCTGAGGACCGACTCAACTACGCCTGCCGTGGGATGATCGGTCCCCGCAATACCATCTCGAATCTCGGGTATGCCGCGGTCGGGACGTATTGTGCGTGGCGGTTCCAGGACGCCTCGAGCGCCGCCCTCGCGGTGGCGCTCTGGGTCTTAGCCACCGGAAGCGCGCTCTATCACGCCCAGAAGACCCGCCTCGCCAACCGGCTCGACTGGGTGGGGATGTATGCGGTCTGTGGGGCGATCATCGCCCACGGGTTCCTCCCGACCGTGCCTTGGGTCTCCTGGGCGATCCTGGTGGGGGCCGGGGCCGGGATTGCCTTCTATGGCCACCAACGCTGGATGCAGGCCGATTGGCATATCCTGGCGGCGATGATCCTCGGGTCGGTGGGTCCCCTAATGCGAGGGATGACCCTGAGCGTCCTGGCGGCCTGGGGACTCTTTGCGGTGGGGTATGTGGCGTGGCACCTTGACCGCCGGCGGAGTCCGCTGGTGGGGGTGTGGGGCCATGCGCTCTGGCACCTCATGACTGCCCTGGCGATTGGACAGATGTACCTGGCACAGCGGGGGGCAGGATGGAACTAAACCTCACCCAACTCTGTTCGACGGCCACGAGCCTCGTCAAGGGCCGGACGGACGTGCCGTTATCCGAGGCCTCGTTCTGGGCCAACATCGCCTATCAGGAAGTGGCGACCCGGATTCGGTATGCCACCGATGAGGCCCTGGCGGTCTCGAGTACCACGAGCGGCGAGAACCGGCTCGCCCTGCCGTCGAACTTCGCCTACCCAATCCAGATTTCGAATCTCTCCGCGACCGGGAACCGACGCGAGTTACGGGGGATGGAGGCGCACACCTTCGATAGTCGCGGGACCGCGCTCGGCATCCCGGAACAGTACGCGCTCTATAGTACCTGGATGGAAGTGTGGCCGTCGCCGGATTCGGCCTACTCGATTCAGCTCCGGTACGGCACCAAGATGGCCAGTTTGATCTCGTCGACCGCCACCCCGGTGTTCGATGAACGCTGGCACTTTGGGGTGGCACTCCTCACGGCGGCCTATGTCGCGGCGGCTCGAGACGATGGGGAGAGCGAGGCCCAGAACAAGGCCCGCTACCTCTCGTACATGGGGAGCACCCCGAACGACATGGCCCTTCGGCAGCGCGATAAACTGGCGATGCGGGTCCAGGTCATTCGATGACCTGGCAGACCCTCGGTGCGTCGACCGGGACCTGGGCCGCGCAGGCCCCGACCTCGAAAACCTGGGCCGCCCAGACCACCACCGTCTCGCCTCCCGCCTGGGGGCAGATGAGCAGCCTCCTCACGACCGTGGATTACGGGGTAGACTTTCGTCTCGAGGCGGAGGTGGCCTACCCGATGCGCGTCAGTGCGGATCGTCCCGTCGCGATTGCTGAGGTGCAACCCGAAGGCCGGCCCTAGATGGCGACCCTCTCCTCGGTCACCAGTTGGGAGGACCGCGACCCCCTCTCCCCCTCGCACCTCAATAGCAAGCTCAACCCGCTGGTGGCCAACATTGCCGCGCTTAACGGCGCAGCGTCGGGATGGTACGATGTCAGGGCAGAGTTCGGTGCCGTTGGGGATGGATCTGCGGACGACACCGCCTCTATTCTCTCGGCCATTGCGGTCGCCGGCCAAGCCGGCCACCGGAGTGCGGTGGTATACTTTCCGACCGGGGTCTACCGCACCACCTCACCACTGACCACGACCTATGCCGGCGTCAAGTTTGTTGGCGAAGGTATCTATGCCAGTATCATTAGCTCGGACCACAGCCGAGCTATCTTCGAGGTCAACTCGAACGAGGTGGAGTTCCACCATCTCGACCTCACGGGCTCGGGGTATACCTACAACGGCGCGCGCAACACCACCAACGTAGGTATCCACACCTCGGGGTTCGCGCTTGAGTTTGGGATGTACGGAGGACAGGTGGCCAGCACGGGGAGCTACGGGGTTCTCTGGGACGCCAACAGTGCCTCGCGCTCGCTTATTGATGGGACGATTTTCCGTCCGAGTTTCGCGACCACCGCCTCCCCTCGGCCGGAGGCGGCCATTGGTATGCGGGGAACCGACAGCGGGGCCGTGCCGCGGCGAATTTCCAATATCTATACCGATGGTGTCCTGTTTGAGGTTCAGGGGATCAAAGACCTCTTCCTCTCCAATTGTTTTGCACACAACGTCTCGATGACGAGTATGTCGCAGAATATCTTCATGCAGGGGGTTCGGCTCGGCACACAGGGCTCACCCACGACGCTCACCGGGATCACAATCGACTATTTCGGTGGCGGTCACGCCGGCAATGTTGTGCTCGACGCCAACGCCCAGGGATGCACTGTGGTCACCTCAACGGTCTCTGGCGTCATTGATCTTGCGGCCCCCGGGGTGAATCTGGTTATTGGCGGGGTCTACGGGAATACCGGGTTGGGGTTTCGTGCCGCGCTCAGCCACTTCCTCGGTACCCGATCGACGGCGGACGCCACCAACGGACTCCTTCCCACATTCGCGTTCTCGTCGGAGACCAGCCTCGGTCTCTATCGGAGTGAGGCCAGTGTGATCGCCCAAAGTTTCGGGGCGTTCTCGGTGCCGGGGTTCCGTTCTAGTCTCACAATCAAAACTGGCAACTACACCGCCACAAAACAGGACCAGACGGTCTCGGTGAACTCCAGCTCCACGGTGACCATCACCCTCCCCGCGCCGTCGACCGTCACCGGCCAACTGTTTGATGTGCAGCGACTGGGGACCCAGACCGTGGTGGTGAATGCCACCTCCGGGGCCTCACTCAACAACAACTCCACCATGACCCTCGCGACCCAATTCGAGAGTGTCACGTTCCAGAGCTACGGCTCGGGTTACCTCGCCAAATGAGTTATCATCCGAATGCCGGTGCCGCCGGGGGGAGTGGGGCCCCGACCGATGCCCAGTACGTGGTGCTCGCTTCGAACACGACCCTCACCGTCGAACGGGTACTCACCGCCGGGAGCGGGATCTCGTTCACCGACGCGGGAGCCGGCGGCAACCTCACGATCACGAATACCGGGGCGGCCGGCGCGCCGACCTCCTCCCAGTATGTGACCCTGGCGACGGACGCGAGCCTCACGGCCGAGCGTGTCCTGACCGCTGGCAGTGGGTTGTCGTTCACCGATGCCGGCGCGAACGGCAACCTCACGATTACCAACCAACTCATCGACCCGCAGTACATCACCCTCGCCTCGAACGCCACCCTCACCAATGAACGGGTCTTGACCGCCGGGAGTGGGGTGAGCTTCACGGATGCCGGCGCGGGTGGGGCGCTCACGATCACGAACACCGGAGCCTTGACCGCCGCCCCGACCACCGCGCAATACATCACCCTGGCCACCGATGGCACCTTGAGCGCGGAGCGCGTCCTCACGGCGGGGTCCGGCCTTTCGTTCACGGATGCCGGCGCCAACGGCAACCTCACGATCACCAACCAACTCATTGATCCGCAGTATGTGACGCTCGCCTCGAATGCGACGCTCACCAACGAGCGGGTAATGACGGCGGGCAGCGGGATCTCGTTTACGGACGCGGGGGCTGGTGGGGCGCTAACCCTCACCGTGACCGCCGCGCCGGCGGGAAGTCGGGGTCCCGAGGATGCCCAATATCTCACCCTGACATCGAACGCGACCCTGACCGCCGAACGTATCCTCACGGCCGGGTCAGGTCTCTCCTTCACGGACGCGGGGGCCGGCGCGGCCCTCACGATTACCAACCAGTTGATCGACCCGCAGTATGTCACCCTCGCCTCGAATGCGACGCTCACCAATGAGCGGGTCTTGACGGCAGGGAGCGGCATCTCCTTCACCGATGCCGGCGCGGGCGGGGCGCTCACGATTACCAACACCCAGGCCGGTGGGGGCGCCCCCACAACGTCCCAGTACCTCGTGCTCGCGGCCGACGCCGGGTTGAGTGCCGAGCGGATTGTGGTGTCCGGGAGCGGGATCAGTTTCATCGACGGCGGCGCCAATAGCTCGTTTACGATCAACGTCAAGATCCAAGGCGAACTCTATGTCGCGGCACGCGGCATGGGGATGCCCTAACCGACTGAGGATGTATGCCCGGCAATATTGATCCGATTTTCTCCAAAGTAGGCGATGTCTCGAACAACGCCTCGACGGCCATGAATCAGCTCATCACCGCGGCGGCGAATGACTATACCGGGGCCGGGGCCAATAATTCCTTGGTCTTCACCGCCGATGCCACCAACGGGT